ACAATCTTTGCAGGTGCTTTGAATGATGCAGGTTTGTAAACTTCACCAGTCTTTTTATCAACGAAAGCATGAACACTACGGGACTGACTGTTAGTCTCCATCACAATTTTGTGATACTTTCTACCACTTTCGATGTAGAACTTGTAGGGATCAGATTCGGGATGATGTGTCTTGAAATCAAGTTCAAGTGCATCACATAGCATCAATGTAAACTTACGCACGTTAAGTTGAATCGTGTTTCGTGCATCTTGAGTGGCAGCGAAGTCAGCAAATTCAGTGGTCATGGTTTCAGTGTTGCTCATACTATAGTGACGCTTTACGCGACCCCCCTTGTGCTCATCAGTCCTGAATTAAAGTTTGCATGAGAAAATACCTCACGATTGACTAACTTGAACATGCCAAACTCATTAGACTTGACATAGCCCTCACCTTGACATTGCTTGTCATTGATGTATGCTTTAGGTCCATTGTTTCTCATCAGGAATAACATGTCATCTTTGATTGACTTGACAAGTGACCACAAATACAAAACATTTACGTCAATTTGATTCGCAAATGCCAGCGCATCTAGAGTCAGTTCATCAATAACGAGACCAGCACGAATGACACTGTTAAGTTGTTGCTGAATCTGACGTGATTGCTTCTCAGTAATGAACTCACAAAGTGTGGACATTTGGCGGGCAAATGCAACAATCTCGTCGAAATCTTCATCGACCTGCCAACAATCAGGCTTAACGAATAAGCAACGATCTGTGCTCTTAGGGCACAACACTAATGGAGAAGCAACAGCATCACGAAGATCGTGCTCAGCAACATAAACTGTGTGTGGTGCAATAATAATATCCTGAGTGATTACTTCATCAAAAATGTAAGTAATCGTATTGGGGCGAAAAGTATCGTCACCACCAAACCCAATAAAATCACCTTGAGCAATCCAGTCGATACGAGGAAGACAATCAAAGCAATGGTGTAGTATGTTAGCAACATTGCCAGAATGATTCCGGTCAATGTCACTATGTGTTTCGTTAATCTTGATAAGTTTCTTGTTAAAGACCGATTTTGTACCAACAAAGAATTTACCCGTCGCCGGATTTTTGCCCCATACAATCGCGGGAGCGCCATCGATCTTCGCAGATACTTCACCATTAGTCAAAAACCAATCAAGGACAGAAAGATCACCCGTCAGAATAGAATCTTCAGGGTGACTGAGGTGTGTGTTCTTCATACTATAGAGACAGTTTAGACGACCCCCCTTCGCATTAGCGACGGATCTCACTGATTGCAGGTTGACCCTGATTGAATACAACATCAACAACTGCCTGAACTTTCTTTGCAGTGCCAATACCAACAGCGTCATAAGTTGGGATGCAAACTAGACCAAATGTCTTAGTCTTGTCACCCAATCTAATCACTCGACCAATCGATTGACTGATGCCAATGTAGTCCATGTTCCGCATGAAGATAACAGCTTCAAGACCACTCACGTTGATACCTTCACTGAGAATACTGTGATGGATAACAACAAACTTTTTCTCAGGATCTTTGCCCCAAGTGTTCAGCGTGTCAAAGAACTTCTCACGATCAACCTTCTTACCATCAATGATTGCACCGGTCTTCGATGTGATCGTCATCCACGAATATCCACGCTGATACAACTCAGCACAGAAATCAGAGTGAGTAAGAAGATTGATGATCTGTTTTGTTGTACGAGCACAGATCAAAGTCTTGTCGATGTTGTTGTCATCAATAGTCTCGATCAGGTTGTCACAATCGTCAGCAAATACAACCTTGCGACCTTTAATCATAGGCAGTTGCTTGACTACAACTTTAGGAGGAAGAATGTATCCTTGCTCTACAAGTTCAGGAGCAGGAACATTGATAAGAACCTGACCATAAACAGCAGGATCATTCATTCCTGGTTTCGTGATTGTAAGACTATGCTTAGGAGTAGCAGTGTAAAAGTAGCAACGATCAGCATCGTGAGAAAAGAACTCTGTGGCAGGAAAGAAATTACGCTGCACACTGTTATGTGCCTCGTCAAAGTAAATAGTATTTACCTCAATATCTGCCTCCATCACACGATGAAGCGAGTGATATGTGGTAAAGATGATAACATTCTCACCAGCAGTTCTTGCAACACTAGCAAAGATGTGAATTTGATCTGCTTTAGTGGTGCTGAAATGCTGCGTCTCACCACTATGAACGTGCATGACATGAGTGTTGACAGTATCAACAACCTCAAGAAACTCACTGCACAGTTGTTCTGCCAACAGAATACGTGGGGCTACAACAACTGTAGTGGTGCCATTCTTGACAACATCATGACGACGCTGAGTGTCAATAATCATGGTGAGAGTTTTGCCACCACCAGTGGGGACAATCACCTGACCTTTGTCATAATCACGCATACGATTGATGATGCGTTCTTGATGTGGGCGAAGGGTGATCATCAAAAAAGAATTAGATAACAAACAGTATAGAATAACCTGCAACACTTGTCAAGGGCGTTGCAGGCGATCCTAGACACTACTGAGACGCTTTACGCGACCCCCCTTGTTGTCAGGCAGGGACGTTGACTCCAATTTCCTTCAGAATTTTAGGAAGAATTTCCATCTTCATCTCATTGTTTTTGGCACCAAGTCCACCACATGCCCACACATAGTTGTTACCATCATCATTGATGAATGAAGAGTCTTTGTATGCCTTTTCGTGTGCAATTACGGCAGCACAGGCCTCTTCATAGGTTTCAACTCCATTGATCATCATCCAGAAAAGATTCATAGCAGTGCTACCGCGAGACAGAACTTTTACCTTGTCAGTCTTATCACCGAAGGTAAAATCTTCATCGGCAATCATTGCAGTGATGTAATCAGAGAGTTCAATGAAAGTTTCAAAGAAAGATTGCTGATCGATGTCAGTGATGTCACTCTTATAGAGACGGTTCATTGAACCTTGACCAACACCTTTGATGTCATCAGAAGCACAGTTGATTGCAAAATCCAAGGATTGAACAATCCACTCATCACCTTTCAGTCGAAACTTATAGTTAGGACCAAACATCGTGATCAAGAGTGATGCAATCTCCTTGCGAATTTGACGAGTCCAACCAGCCCACGGTGAGTCCATAGCATTACGCTTTTCCTGGTGATTCAGGGGCACTCCACTATTCACATTGGTGAACACATCAGACAGACCAGTGTAATCAATCTGAACATATTCGCTGATAACCAACTGTCGGTCGCGAATCACCTTCTGCACAAGTTTAGGCAGTTTGGAGAATACATTGTTGTGTGATCCGACAACAAGGGTCAGAATGTCATCTTCAATGACATAATTGTAAGTTCCTCGGGGGATCTGATACTCATCATTCATCAGAGCAGTGAGGAACTTAAAACGATTATTTCCATCAAGGAGAATATACTCAATGCCCTGATGAGAAAGTTCTACCAAGAACTTATATGCACGGTCAGTAGGTGCAAGTTTCTCTAGTTTCTTGATAGCGAGTTCAATATCTACGACAACAAAGTTTCCTTCCAGTCGATTCATCAGGAGAGACTGAAAATAACCTTTGCGGTCGTCTTTACCCCATGCTTCAGGGCGTTGAAATTCTTCAGGTGCGTAAGAATACTGATAATTGATAACCGTGTCTTTCAATGAGCGCACCTTAGGCTCATGCTTGACAGGAAAAATGAAAGAATGAGACATTAAATTGTCCTTTTGGGTAGGTAAGTTGACATGCTGGCAGTGATAACACTTACTTTACACAAATCCTAAGATTTGAGCGTTGCTTAACCTGCATGAAATTAGTATAACAACTTTTTGATCAGTTGTCAACTACACTAGAGAGACACTTTAAGCGACCCCCCCCCCCCTTTACTTTGCTTTGTTCCTGCGGGTGATCTCTTTCTGCGTGATAGGGTTCTTTAATTCTTTCTCAGATTTTTTACCCAAGTTCTTGAGTTGTATATCTCTCAGAGTTCTTTCACCTTTCTTGGTCAATGCTTTACGCTCAGCAGCAGTTTTACCCGATGCTTTTTGTGGTTTATATGATGGACTTACTTTCTTAGCAGACTTTTTAGCAAGTAATTGTGATGCTGTTGGTGTCTTAGCACCAGACTTTCTTGCTCTTCTCTCCATCGCTGCTTTGCGTTGTTGGTCTCTAAGTGATAGACCAGCAGTGCCACGTTCTTTCTGTGGTTGTTGTTCTTTTGTAGAACGTGGTTTCTGTGTTCCTATATCTTTTCTGTCTTTATATGACTTTGCTGGCACCATTTTTCCGCCACCAGCAGCTTTCATTCTACGTTTTTCTGGTTCTGATTTACGTCTATCAGCACCAACTCTTCCACCTTCTCCAGTTTTTCTGATCTGTGATCTACCCTGAACCTCAGGATCGTAAACCTCAGTCATAAATTCTTTGAAAGTTTTCATTAGAAAAGGAGAGTATTACCTCTCCTTATTTATCAATCTTCGGTTTCAGTTTCCTCTTCTTTCTTGACTGAAATTTTAGGACCAACTTGAACACGTTTGGTTTCATAGAACCAACGAACACGTTCACGACGTGCTTGCATCAGCATGTCATATTCTTCTTGTTGTGATTTAGTGAAACGAAAATCTTGATCCCTCCATGCTTTACGAAGCTCTTGAAGATGTGGCAAGACGTTGACAGTTGAAGTAGGAAAATTCATTAGACAGTGAAATCAGTTTGGTTAAATTCGTCACATTTGACATTCATTTGAGATTCATTCTCTTCCAGTTCTGTGAGATCGAAAATCTCACCTGGCATGTCTTGAATCTCACTCCAAAAGTCATCCATGATTGGTTGGTTGTGCTTACAATACGGGGACACTTTAGACGACCCCCCTTTACTTAACCAGGATGCGAAAGTCCTTACATCCTTGTTTTGTCATTACTTTCTCCCAGAAAATAGCATCTTCAATCTTCAAAAATGTAGCGTTGTGATTGGCATAGCCTTTTTTCTTCGGTTTTTGATACTGAACTTGGTACATCATTCCAGTGTCTGATTACTCCAGATACGATAAACATGTTGGTTGTAAGTAAACTTACAAATATGATACTACGGATAGCAGCAACATAATTGTCATATGGTTTTGTTTTGTCATCACTGAAACTACCCAGTGAATACTTCCATATCTCCCAAATTTTATGGATCAATATATCTTCCCTCCTGAGATTTGTATTCATCGACGTTTACTTTTCTTCTGTTCTTTACGTATTTCAGTTCATCCCACTGAAAACTATAACATACAAGTAAAATATGATCTTTCTTATGACGTGTACCAAGAGGACATGTTTTATCTTTGACACCTATCTCAATACTGAGAGATTGATCACACTTAAAGTATACCCATCCCTCATGTTCTTTCCACTTTACATAGTCATCAACCTGTGGGACATAAGTCATACAAATGCTGCCTCCAATGGAGTGAGATTGAGTTGCATTGCAGTGTAGGGACGGGTATCACGAATGTCTACCGGATCACCTTGCTTGGTGGCATTAACAGGCGATAAGTAGCATCGTTTCTTTGTGTTGTAGAACCCCCAAATTGTATGAACAGGATCGCTAGTATAAGAATACTTTGCGTGATGCAGTAACCAAATAGAAACCACATTCTTTCTGAACTCTTTGACTGTGTAAGAGTAGCCTTTTGGTGCGTCATGAATAAAATCAGGGGGAAGTTCAATCATGTTGTAAATTCTTCAACGATTTTAGACTCAACATTTTCTGCGAGTGCAAATTTGCGTGACTTCATGATATTATCACGGAGATTAGAATAGTATTGACTATTAAAATCTCCATCATCCGCATCAGTGATGAGATCAAAGCACTCCTCACTTGTTTCTGCAATTACATTCCAAATGCCTCCATATTCACTAGAAGGGAATGGAACATAGTGGTCCACGATGTAGAAAAACTTGGTCATTGGCCTCGGTAGATTACCTCCATAGTTTACCACAATTAGACAAACTCAGCAATGTAGTAGTCAACAGTGACTTCTAACTTTGCAGCCTCTTTCTCACATTCAGCAATGAAATCATCAATCATACGTTCTGTCTGTAGTTCTTGGCGGTCTTCGTTGTAGTCAATCATACTGCAAGTGCTCCACTAGGAATTTCAACCTTTTCAGGGTCATTGTCATTGAACGAGTTCATATCAAATGCTTTCCATTCATCATTTACTGTCCAAATATAAGCATACTCCTCATTGTTTTTCTTGTCAAGAAACTCAAAGAGGTCATCAAGACGGGGAGGGCAGTTCTCACCACGGGCAGAATAGTATTGAGGACCATATTCTTCGACCTCAACATTTTCGGTCACATATTCTGAAATCTTCTTACCAGTCCAGCGATCTTTTGTCCATGCACAAGACATATCACCACCATCAATCAGTTCCTCAACTTTAGAACGTGAGTTGTAATGTGTGGTGAGGATACGACCCAACCACTCAGGATAACCGTCCCAGTGATGATAAACAGACAGGACAGAATTGTCTTTGAGTTGAATACCGATGCGTGAGCGGGTTGCCATGATGATGTGTGATTACACTACAGAGACGCTTTAGACGACCCCCCTTAGCCACCATCAACCTGACAACCTGTCATAGCACCACCGACGACACCCAAAGGAATTGACCAGATCCAGTTCTCTTGAGTGGATAAAACTCCACCTAATGCACCACCAGCAATGCCACCTAAGATTGAACCTTCGACACAGGAATTGTCATCATGACGACCCACGTTGGGATGTTCTCTTTCATATCGATAATTAGGAGAAGTTTGAGGCATAAATCTTGGTCTTGCACAGGGAATCCTCACTCTTTCTCTATGTGTTTTTACATATCCACGTCTATTACTATTTCCAGGAATATATTGCTCACTATACTCTGTTCTGAAACATTTTTCGTCATAAGTATATCCACTCCTAGACGATCTGTATCTGTAGGGTTTTGCTTCCACTGCTGGTGCAACAGTGGCAAAGATCAAAAGTGCTGCGAGTGCAAGTTTCATTGAATTTCATCAGTGTTAGTAATTTATATGAAAAAAGGGAAAATTTCAACCCTCTCTGTGCCACTTATTCTTGTGTCCTTGCCTTTTGTACCAGATATTCAGCAAATTCTTCCATTTTTTCAGGATGAATGGCCACAATTCCTGCCTCTTCTACCGCAATTTTCATCGATTCGATATGTTCGTGTTCGATTTTTTTGTTTCTAGGTAGAGTCATGGCAATTTCCTAAATGTATTGACATCCTAACACGGATGTTCCACATTATCTATAAATTTAATCTTTTCTTTGGGATTGCTCAGTATCTCTTAGGAATTTTATGATAAGGTGATGTGTCGGGAGTAAGTGGTTCGATTGATTCCATCTCTAACCAAATTTTCTCAAAGTCATCATCAACATAGCTGGGATACATGCCTACAATGTCCTCCCCTGTCCAGAATTTGTCCCAATCTTCCTTACTTGCGCTACTAATCATTTTTCTTTTTCCAAGATTTACGAGCATGCTTTAGTTCTTTAAGTTCACCTTTGATTCTTTTATATGCCTCCTCACTTGT